TCGCACGGTACAGAGTTTCGCTGTCAACCGTGATGACCACCTGCACCGGCTGTCCGTTCGTGCCGCCGGTCGCGTTCGCAGTGGACATGATTGCCTGTGCCATGCCACGCGCTACGCCGCCTTCGATGCCCTGAATGATTTGCTCGTTGTTCGCAACTGCGGTCCGGCCATTCGAGAACTGACCGATAAGTTCGTGATGGTTGGCGAGGAACAGACCATCTTCCGGCGGGTAGCCGCCGTTCGCGTATTTAAGCATCGGCACCTGGGACAGCGCCATCGCTTTCTTCCCGTTCACCGTGGCCGCAGACATCTTCGAGGCCATGCTGTTGTACTGCCCGATGGCCGCATTCGATGCTTCGCCGAAGGTATCGCTGAACGCACTGATTACACCGCCGAGGCCGCTCTTGATGTTGTCGTACGAGAACGCACTGGTGATGGTGCTGCACAGCTGCTCGAGCGGGTCTGTCAGCGACGACGTATCCGCCAGTCCGTTGGCCAAGCCCTGCACGATGTATGCGCCGGCCTGCTCCATAAGTTTCGACGGCGACTGGATCTGGTAGAACTCCGTGAACTTCTGGTAAGTGTTTCTGGCAAAACTTTCCGTCTCTTTCTGTGCTTTAGGGGTCCCTTTGCTAATGCCATCGGCATACCCCTCAGTGCTGTACTCGCCGCTCTCTTTCCAATGCTTGTAGAACGTCCGCATGAAACCAGGACCGCTCGCACCAAGCGTTTTCAGTGCCGACACAAACGGCGCAGACTTCTCACCTGCCGCAATGCCGTTACCGAATCGGATGACAGCACCGTTGGCGGTCTGGTACATCCCCGGTCCGAGTTTCTTCAGGTCACCATTCATCATGGCCTGATAAATTCTCAGCGAGGTATCGCCTGACACCTGCACCCAACCGTTGGTGCCTTTCACCCAGTAGCCGCCAACGGCGTTGGTGGCCTCTAGTGCTTTCTGCACCCACTGGCTGAAATCAGTGTTGTTCAGCGATCTCGTCGCGGTGTTGACTTCCGTGCTGACTTCGTGAATGCCGTTTATGGTAGACGTGGTGAAGGTTTCGAGTTCGTTCTCTTTGGCGACTGTCTTTTCCCACTCACCACGATAATCGGCCACCGCGCCGTTCGCCTTCTGCAGTACCTCGTACAGGTCCGCCAACTCCTGACGCATCGTGACGACTTCGGTAGGCAGGTTGCGAGGCAATTCGGACGCCGGCTTTCCAGCAAGGTCCTCCAAGCCGTACTTGGCAAGAAGAGCATTATACTCGGCCAACATGGCGTCATATTGTGCCTGCGCTTCAGCCGCCTCGTTCTCTGATTGATACAGATTCCACTCGGCCATTGTCTTCTGCGCTTGAAGACCTTCGCGCATGGAGTTTAACGCCTGTAGGACGTAGTACTCGCGGGTCTTGTTGACCACATCAATCAAGGCATCACGTGTGCCGGTCCACCTCAGCGTCTGGTCGTCAATCATGCCCGCGAAGTCTTTATTCTCGGTCACGAGCGTGTTCGCCAACTCGCGCAGTTTGTCTTCCTCGTCGCGAGTCAGGTTCACCTTGCTGGACAGTTCGAAGTACTCGTCAGCAACACCGCTGAGCCACTCGCCCTTGACGGCGGCGCTATTCATGTTTTCTTCCGACTCTTTACGGAAGTCTCTCAGCGCCTGTGCCGCTTCGCCCAGCGTAGACGTGACAGGTGCAAGATTGTCGAACAACTCGTTGCGGCGATCATTGGTGAACTGGATGCCCAAGGCAATGCTAAGAGCAATGCCGCCACCTACAGCAAGCGAAGCCGCCATTCCTGTGCCGGTCAGCGCAGTGACGAGGCTTGAAAGTACCGCTTTCGATATAGTCGCCGCACTTTTAACAGCAAACGACAGTGACAGCGCAGATGCCACAATGGCGATGGTCAAAGGGTCAAGCGCAAGGATGCCGTTGATGACGTTCCCGATTACCTGCCCCCACTTGATGGTCTTAATTGCCGCGATGACGGCATCAGCAAAGCCTTTTATAAAAGCGTCGAACGCATTGGCAAGGGATGCAAAGTCGAACGTCGTGAGAAACTCGGAGATGCCAGTGCCAACACTTGCGCCAAAGTTGGTCCAGTCGAACGTCTCGGAGAAGCCAAGCGCTTTCTGGACCGCCGTATTCAGCGCCTCAGCAATCGTTTTGCCAACCGTCCCGAACAGGTCAGGCGAGACAAAGCCATTCAGAAACTCAGCAAAGTTCGCGCCAACGTCGTACGCGAATTCCTTCACATCGTTCCAGTTGATTTTGTTCAGGCCGTTGACAATCCATTCGGAGGCTTTCTTGCCAAGGTTCTCGAAATCCCCTTCTTTGAACGCGTCGATGATGCGCTGGGCCAGTTCATTGACCTGGTTGTCAACATTGGCGTAAGACGCATCCCACACGCGCTGGTACTCGTCGAGCGCTTTCTTCAGCGCACCTTCCAATTGCCAAGTGATGAGCGGGTTGCTACCAGAGCCGCTAGACGAAGAATCATCAGACTCGCTGCCGAGCTTATTGATTTCGTCGAAGCCAAGGATCTCGTTCTTCCACTCCTCAGCGGCTTCTGTCGCGGCACCAAATCCTTCCGCGGTATCATCTAAGTAATCCGCCCATTCGCTGTTGATTCCAGCGGCGCCGCCGGCAGACCCCCAGTCAAAGTCAATGCCCACAAGTGCGATGAGCGATTCAATCATCCGCTGAAGCGCCACCACAAGAGCATTAACATAAGGAAGTACTCGTGCTACAATCGGCAGGAACAGATTACCAAGCGTACGCCCAAGGTTCTGGACGCCAGACTGCAACATCCTCAACTGGTTCGCGGGTTGCTGCAGGGTGTCGGCCAAGTCGCCCCATGCGTACTGCGAGTTTTCCAGGATGATGATGGTGCGAAGCAGGGCCTTGTCCTGCTGGTTCATCTCCTGTATGTTGGCCTCAATGCCGAGAGAAGTCAGCTTCTGCTGTAAGTTGACGTTTCTGATATTTAGGCCATATTTATCAACAGCGCGGCTCATGCCGACCAGACCAGACTGCAGGTTCTCCCACGTCTGCTCGAAGCCCATATTTTTAACAGAGGCAAGGTCCGTGCCAATTTCAGTCAGCGCTCTCGACAAATCAGTGGCAACGTCGGACGAGACACCCATCGAGGATGCCATCTGTGCGAAAGTTGCCTGATAATTCATCATCCGCTCAGGATTCAATCCGAGCGTGGTCATGCCAGTGTTACGGACCATGCCATCCGCGCCAACGGCATAGCCCGACATCTTTTCGGTCAGCTTCTCTGCTTCCTGCGCAAAGCGGTTTACGAATGCCTCGCCGGATTCAGTACCTGCCTTGGCGAAAGCATCTTCGGAGCGAGACGCGACCTGATCAAATGCGGCGTTGAAATAGTTGAGCGTTTCCACGTAGTCCATGGCACTCTCAACCATATTTCCGAAGCCAGACGCCATCCTACGAACGAGGAAGTATATCTGGCGGAACTTTCCGATAGTAAAGGCCAGCCTGGTACTCAGCGAGTGTGCGCTGACGGCAGTGCGATGTGCGTTGTTGGCAAAGCCAAACAGGCCCTGCGCACCGCGGGAAGCACTGTCGCCCATCCGCATCATGCCCTTGGCCGCTTTGACACTGTCAGTGCTTATACTGCCAATGGCTTGCAGCGTCTGGACGGTCGCAGGATTGATGGTCGGCGCTCTCGCAAGCACTTTGAACAGCCTGTCAAGGCCGTCAGCAAGCGCAACGAAGCTGGTTTCATACCGCTTCTGCGTTTTTCCAGCAAGCGAAGCAATCGCCGTCGCAAGTCGCTCAAGTGATGCAAGCGACTCCGAACTGATTGCTGTTCCGTTCATGGTTTCCGCAAGCTTTTGAATGCCATTAAACAGACCGGCAGGCACCTTGGCGTTGGATAACTTGTCGAACGAGTAACCAACGGATACAAGGTTTTTCACGACATCAGGATTCACCTGCAAACCGTTGAGAGCCGCGACAAACGGAACGATTTTCTCACTGAAAGACGAAATGTCCGTCTTTTGAATAGCCGCACTGAGCGTGTTCAGCGAAGCGGCAATCTTGTCGATAGACTGCGTACTCGCGGTGCCTGCAGCACCCTGCATGGCTTTCAGCGCAGACGCAAACGGGTTAAGCACCTGTTCGGACGACACGCCCATGGACGGGTTCTGGTTTAGCGCCTCGTTTAATCGCAAGATTTGAGATGATATATCATCCCCGGCGTCCGTGCCAAGTTGGCGAACCGCCTCCTTGTAATCAAGCAATGCGGGGCGACCAGCATTTAAAACCGCATAGAGCTTTTGGAAAGCGTCAGCAGAATTGTTTGTGTCGATTTGTAACCACTTGAAACGGTCGTCGAGTTCACTGAGAATACCGTCGAGGCCGTTTGCCCCGGTGCCGAAGGACCAGCTGGAATTGACAACTTTCCGCATATGTTCTGCGGTAGTTGCGCCGCCAAACTGTTCGGGGCTAAAACCAATGCTGATATTGCGCTGGCTCGAAATGTAATTACGCAGTTCTACGATTTCTTCAAGAGTCGTTGCAAGTACTTTTCCGTCTTTGGTAAGCACCTGCATCGCTTCTTGTATAGGCGCGAACTTGATACCCTCACCCGACTTCACGGACTCGAAAGCCGCTCGCATCGATTCAGCAAACTTCTGCGCTTCCGCATCGCCAAGATTATACTTGCGAATAAGGCGGGCAATCGCCTTCTCTGACTCTCTGTCAAACTCGGAAGGCGCGGCAACCGCACGCTTGAAGTTACTGTAAAATTTGTCGAGGGATATGTTGTTGAGCCGTTCGATAGTCCTGATGAGCGCATCAAGGCTGGTTGTCGCCTGTGAGGAATCGGATTCGATTTTTACATTTAGGCTTTCGATATCAATTGCCATAGCGCTCACCTCATTGCTTTATTGCTCGTTCTCTGCCTCATTTTCAGCCGCGTTGCCATACTCGTTCTTCTGTACGCCATCGCGGCTGAGTTTCCTTGCCCACATCTCCATCTCAAGCGCGGCCAAACGCTCGTTTTTCTCAGGGTCTTCCTGCAGGGCAAAATAGTCAGCCATGAGCGGCTTCTTCAGATACTCCTCTGGCTGTGATCCTTTCTTTCGGAAAGCATTGCCAAGCACCGTTCCGACAGCCGCGTAGAAGTACTGACCGAGTTGCCACATCCGCGCGTCATCCTTTTTGAGTTGCATCTCGTATGCCGCACTGCGTACAGCAAAGATACGCGGATTCATATCCCAGAACTCCCAGTAGGTTATTCCCATCTGGGATGCAGGGATATACCATTCGTTCTCAAAGAACCGCCGCAAGGAACCGTAATACACAATTCCTTCAGACATGGACATCTGCGGCGCTATCTCGGTTACTTCAGCTTCTTCACCGTCTTCTTCGGCTGTTCCTCTTCGTCTTCGTTCTCCGCGTTCGACGACGTACCGAGGTGTCGAAAAAAATCAGAGTCCTGCATCTCATCGCCAAGAGCGCGAGACAGGTCATCCAACTTGCCGCCGGCGATCATGTGCGCCTGAAGCTCGTTGCCCGCATACTCCTGGTCACCACCACAGCACAGCGCGAAGTACGCACGGATGAGCGACATAGGCTTCTTGCCGGCATCCTCCATGCGAACGCCCATCTCTTCGAGATCCACAACAGTGTTGAAAGTGAACGGAACGGCTTTGTACAGTCTGCCGTTGATGGAAAAGGTACGCATAGTTCCTCTTTTCTACGCTTTTGCGCGTGTTTTTGGTTTAAAAAAAGCGGGGCAAGGATTGCTCCTCACCCCGCTGTAAGGTCACTGCCTCAGCCGGCAGCGGCGACCGTGAAGGTCTTGTTGTCGGTCGTGGTCACGGTGATCTCATCCGTGATCTTCTCCGGCACGGTGCTGACAGCGATGTTGACGGTCATGGTCAGATGCTCATCGGCATCGGCCTCGTCCGGGGCGACATCAGCGAAGCCGCTGAAGCCGTACTTGGCGATGGAACCGAGACCTTCCGTGCCATACAGCACAAGGAAGTCCAGCTTCTTGTCGGCCAGCTCGTCGATGTCGTCGAGATACTCTTTTTCCATGGCGCCCTGGACGCTCATGGTCACGGAAGCACGGCGGCCCGGCTCGGTGACTTCCTGCTCGTCTTCCAGAGTGGAGACGTCAATCTGGTTGCGCTCACCCATCGGAGACGGCAGGGTCTTCGGGCGGATGAGCATGTTCCACGTGCCGGCCCACCCGGTGGTGGAGGCAGTGTGTTCACGGTAAAGGATGCGAGATTTTAATCCGCTTGCCATAGTTCACTCCTTCGCGCTTTAAAGCGCATCATCTGCGGCGATGTAGCGACGATACCTTCCGATAACGCGCCACACACCACTTACTGTGTCTTTTTCCGGCAGTTGGATGCCATCAAATGCCATGCTCTTCATGATTGCCGTAACGCTGTTGCCAACGTCTTTGGCGTTCTCCTGACTGGCGTTGTCGTATACCTCGATTTGAAACGTAGACATAACGCCATTGATGCGGTCCGCTTCCAGATCGCGGTCGCGTTCCACATTCTGAATAGCGCGGCACCAAACGGTAGGCCACTTGCTCGGTCTGGTGATTAAGTCATCGGTGACCACCTGCAGGTCTGGGAAACGAGCCGAGTACTCTTTTCCCAGGTAGTAGGTCAGTCTGGTCACGACCTCCGACTCGTAGTCCTGAAATACTTCTGCCATTGTTGTCACCTCGTTACATCTGCGGTTCAGCCGAACACACGTTGTGCGATTTTAGCAATGGTGTTTCGCAGTTCCATCGCATCGATGGCGTGTTGCATCGGCATTCGCGGCCTTTCACCGCTTGACTGGCGCTTCTGCATGCCATCTTCATACTCTTCCAGCAATTCCGTATCTCGGTCCGTGTAGCCGCTTGGATACTCGTACCAGTGCCAATGGTCCAAGAGAGCGGTATGCTGTCCAGGAAACGTACCGCGCCATCCTTCAACAGCAAACTGGCCAGAGCCAAACTCAAGCATCAATATCGGATTGACCTCTCGTTCTGTCCTGACAAACTCACCGTGACTGAGCGTGTACCATTCCTTTTGGAATTTAAGGCTGTTGTTGGCACCTGCGATTACCACCGTCTTTTTAGGATTGCTCCTGCCGCCATACTCCGTCTTCTCAAAGACGACGAAGTCTTCATAGCGGCTTCCTCTGACATAGGCTTTCGCGACCGAGATACCTTCATCGGCAAGTTGCCGCAGGAACTCCTTCACCAAGTCAGGCAAAGTCTTGTCCTTGTACTCGCGAAGCTCGTGTATCAAATGCCGCAAGTCGCCGCTTTTCAGTCTGGCAGTAAAAACGCGTTTCATCGCTGAACCTTTTGCAAAACGTATGTCGTCTCGTTAAGCGAACTGTACGCCGCAATGACGAAATAGTCCGCCTGCGAGACGTCCGTAGGAGCAGTGTCCGGCGGAGTGCTTCCGTACCAGATCAGCGCACCTTCATTGATTGGGTACTCATCCAACGCGGTAACAATCTTCGCGTCGAATTCCTTAACGCCGGTGTAGCCGGAGAAGTTGAATCCGAAGGGTGACGGTTTTAAGGCCGCCGCACCAATCGCGATGTTCACCGCTGCAGGTTGAGCAAGCTCGTACGCTTGCGCTTTTCCGCCAGTCCTGCGTGGTACTGAAGCGCCGTCGGGCATCGTGTCGTAAATCACGTTACCTTCCGCGTCACGTGCAAAGACAGGCTGCTCACCAAGGCTGCGCGAGTAGTAAATCGGGCGTTTGTTTTTCTCCAAAACCCTCATTTCGTCACCACCTTGGTCAGCGGCAGAATCTGTCTGACCACAGACTGTCTGGTATCGTAACTCCTGTACGTGCCGTTTTCGTTATGGGTGGATTCACCCTCCGCTCCGAGTTTGTTGTAGTCGTAAATCGACAAATCAACAGCGACGCTTTCGAACTTCAGCAGGTCCGCGGCAATCATTTCTTCCGTGTAGGAGGAAGGATAACCGCGGCGCCTCGTGCAGTCCGCAACAGCCTTGCTGATGATCTGCTTCAATCTGACCGCCGTCCTAGCGTCGGCAGTGACGGCGATATCGCCGGTTGCCTCATCGACCGAGAACAGCCCCAGCCTGACGCATACCTTTTCGTAGATGCTATTCTCGTCCATCGTTCTGCCTCCGCTTACTTCTTAGCCTTGCGCGTACGCTTAGGCTTTTCCTCGACCGGCTCGTCTGTGGCAGCAGGCGCAGCCGCCTGCTCTTCCTCGGCAAGTTTCCACCCGCCCTTGAGGAATGCAGACAACTGCACCTCATTCGTCACGTTATAGGCGATGCCGTCTTTGGTGACTCTCGCCATTGACGCTCCTTTCTATCAGGCGTTCTTGTGGACGCCGATGGCGTTGGCCTTGTTGTTCAGCACGAACGCATCATAGTAGAAGCGGGCCTCAACCAGCCAGCCGGAGATGCCCTGCGGGTTGTCATGGATCTTCAGCTCGGCCAGTTTGACGGGAGCAGGCATCACAGCCGGATGGGTGATGACAAAGTCAACGTTCTCCGGGAAGTAGGAGGTCGGGGCCTTGATGACGGTCACACCGTCGATTTCGCCGACGACACCGTTGATGCCGATTTCGGTGGCCAGGTCGCCACGCTTCACAAAGTTCTCGTCCAGCTTGATCTTGTTAAGGAAAGCCGGGGTGACCAGAACTCTGCGCCCGCCGACGGGAGCCTTATCGTCGTCGAGCATTTCCTGCACGGCGAGGAACTCCTCGTAGGCATTGGCAGCGGTCACAGCGGCGGTCTTCACATGGCCGGCCGGGGCGCCGGCGACCAGCTGAGCGATACGGTAGGTATCGATTTCCGGGATCATCACCTGGTCGATGTTCTCGGCCAGAGTAGCGGCGGCTTCCATCGTGCCGACGGTGTTCATCTCCGTCTTGCGGTCGATGATGTAGGTGAAAGCACGGTCACGCGACAGGGTCAGGTCCTGCTTCTGATTGCCCAGATCCGTGGGCGTGCCATAGCGGGACGTACCCGTCATGGAATAGTTGCCAACAGTGGCAAGGTCGCGGGAGAACACGTGGATGGTTTCCACGCCAACCCAGTCATAGTTGTTGTTGACGATGCCGTTGGTCAGCGCACCCAGCGCAAAACGCTCGTCAACGATGGGAGAATACTTCTCAGCGTAATTCAGCGCCATCTTTCTTACCTCTCTTATCGTTTGAAGTTGTTTACGGACTTGAAGCCCTTAATGAAGGGGTCTTCCTCCGCAGCGTCAGTTCCGGCATTGATTTCGGGCCGCGTCTTCAACCATTCGGCTTCGTACTCTTTCTTCTTGCGGGAATCGACAGAGTTCATCAGCTTGACTCTGGTGTCGAAGTCCCCATCCACTTCTGCTACAGCCATCTGCGCTGCTTCGTCAGGCAGATAGCCGAGACCGAGATAGGTCTTCTCCAGCTTGTTGATGCGGTTCTCACGCAGGAGAGCCTGATACTCTTCTTCCCGCTTTGCCGCCGCTTCCGCTTTTTCCATATCCATCTGCTCTTTCTCGGAAAGAGTAGACTGATATTTCTTGCGCCAGTCGGCAGCCTCAGAAGCGTTCTTGTCGGAAGCACGCTTCAGCTTCGCGAACTCCACCATGAGTTCCTCGTACCGCTGTTCCACGGACTTTTCCGTAGCGGGTTTGGACGGTGCGCTGCTCTCAGCGCCAGGCTGCTCGGCCTGCTGATTCTGGTTGACTTCGTTGCCCTTGTTCTCTTCTGCCATTTCAGTTCCTTTCTGCGATTTACGTCTTCTCTGACGATGCTTTGCGATTAACGTCTTCTCTGACGATTTATTGGGTGCGATTTAGGTCTTCTCTGACCGTGTATGTTGTCGGAACGTGGTACGCATCGTTTTACCGAGAGGCGTGTTCCGCTCTGACCAACAAAAAAACAGCCGCAAATAAATGCGACTGATTATTCGTCCGTTTTTCGTGCGCTTTTCGTGCGCTTTTTGTCCGTTTTTTCGTGCGCTTACTCGTATGTTGCCCAACAGCGGCAGTTGACGTACTCTTCTGGATCAGCGCCCATGTCAGACGGTACTGCCGGAGCGATGAAAAATGAGTTTTCCCCGACAAAGAAGTCTTCGCCAATTGGCACCGTCTGCCCTTCCGCCTCTATGTGAGTCTCGCGCTCACGGTTATCAAGCATGCCGTGCCACGTCTTATACGTGAAGCCGCGCATTTCTGCGTCCTCGTACTCCTCGTACGATGCGACCGTATGCGCTTGATTCTCGGCGATGACATTCGCTCTGTCTTCCGACAGGTAGTAAGGGTCTGCGATGTTTCGCTGGGTGCTTGCGGTTATTTCCTGCGCAAGATCCCGAAGCCAAATGTCGAGGTATGAGCCATCCTCTAATCTTGGGACGGCATCGTGCAGGCCTTGGTTAAGCACGTTCGCCGCCATGGCCGTGTTAAAGTATGTGCCATCGCCAAGCATGACTGAAACAAAATAGAACCAGTCCATGATGGCGTTTTCCACCGCTTCAGCGACCTCGACACGACGGTCAATCCGCGCCTGCGGCAGGCCAATTGCCGAGAACCACTCACGATACGGAACGCTCCTGCGCTCGATGCCGAGCCTGTTAAGTTCATCAAAACTCAGCACTGTTGCCATCGCTTACCTTACCCTTCCTTGGTCGGACTCTGCTGGTCTGACTCATCTTGGTCGTTCTTGTCGAAGTCAGGCGCAAGTTCGCCATTCCCATCGCCATTTGACCATGTTGAACGACGATATGACCAACTTGAATTGGTGGTGCGGTTTTCCTTGCACTCCTTTTCCTGATACGCGGTAATCATCTTCTCGGAGTCGTCCCAAACCTGAGCGACATCCTCGAAGAGGTTGATGGCGCGGAGCATATGCAGGCCATTGATGCCGTGAGACACGCCGGTCGCAAATGCGTTGATCTTGGTGGTAAGTTCGTAGTTCTTCTGTCGCTTGATGCTCGCCTGCATATCGGAGTACCGCAGTTTCAGCAGCGGACTGTCAGCCTCGATGGCCGGACACAGCCTGATGGCCGCAAGGACCGCCTTGACTTCTTCCATCTTGCAGGCCGCCATGATGTACTCCTGCTTGCTTGCAGAAAGTTCAGCGACCGCAAAACCATTGGCGGAATCCATAGCCACGCCTGACGAGCCACCAGAGGTGCTGGACCTGCGAGGAACATTGCACTTCTGCAGGATGAGGTCGCGCCGCACGGTGTAGTTCTCAAGGATTCCCTTGTAGTCGTAGTTCGGCGAGAGCGCCTGAATGCTAGGCTTGCCATTCTCAGCAGTCTGAGACATGACCCAGTCGCCAGACCCAGGTTTCTTCGGCTCGTTCGTTTCAGGATCTCTCTCGAAATCGACGTCATTCGCCCACCAGATACTCTGCGTTGTCTGGTCAACATCGTTGACGAGGTCGGAAGCCATCACGTTAAGCGCGTCCATCTCTGGAATCTGCCGCTCAAAGCAGCCGGTGCGGTCGTAATCGCGAATCCATTCCACGATTGGCACCATGCCGAGCGGATTGCGGCTTCCGTTGCCGCGGCCAGAGATTTCTTCCCAAACGGCTTTGGCACGGCGCTGGCCGTTCACTTTCGTGACGAGATTCTGTATCTCATAACGGCGGTCCTTCGTGAACGCAGTGTAGTAGGTGTTGCCGCTGTCGTCAGTGCTGAACGTAACGCCGACCATCACGCGGTGATCCACGTAGTAGTTCGAGCGGATGACGAACGTGTACCGCGGGTCAAGCGTGACGATGTTGTAGTAGGCGTCGCCCGGCTGCCAGTTGGCATTCACGTCAACGTACGTGTAGCCAACGCCGCAGATTTCCACGAAACGGCCAAGGTCCTGCTGCTTGCCCTGAATGCCGTTCGCTAGGTACTGCTCGTTCAGCAGGGACACGCCGCGCTGTTCTTCATCGCCGCCAGAATCCTTCAGACCACGCTGTACAAGCGTGATAGGATTCGACCAGTGGAAGCCGCGCTTAAATTCGGTGACCTCGTTTGCGACATTGTCGCAAGCCTGAAAATCTATCTCGGGCCGGAACACTTTCACGCGGGCAATCGGCTGATAGCCAGCCTCGTACCGCAGAAGGTAGTTGACGCGCTCAGCATTCATGCCGTGGATAATGGCCGCCTGCTGAAGCACCGATATGATGTTGTCTTCGGTCACTTCCGGCACGTTCGTGTAAATCACGCGCCGACCGCAGCCGTCATAGTCCATGATCGACATGACCACACCTCGCATTATTTTTGGGCAAACAAAAAGCGCAGGCACCCCGGAGTGTGGTACCTGCGCATATTCGGTTGTTTGAGAACATCTCGGTTGCCCTTCCGAGACAATTCCTACCTTGCATTATAATGTGATTTACGGTGATTTGGGTGAAACTTTATGTTTTCACACTTTTCAGCCGAAAAACTTCCCGCTTTTCACAAAAATCCGCTTGCCGTCAGACGTACGGCTTGATGCATTTTGTCACCGTGCTACGTTCGACATGGAGAGCCGCCGCCGTACGCTCATGATTCCACCCATCGATGTAGATATGCTCCAGCGCCTGCCGCACTCGGCTGTTGTCGATGGACATGATGTATTCCTCGGCCGCCGTCAGAGCCTCTTCAAGCTCGACCTGCTTCCCCGAAAGCCGCACGAGCCTGTCACCGATGAGCGCTTTCTTGCGCTCCAAATCACGCAATGGCATGCCCTCGATGTGGTATATCTGGTCATTGCCACTGCCGCCCTTGACCATGTCTCTGACCGTCCCGCCGGATTCAAGTCTGGCGATGTCATCCCGCAGATCCTTCACGCGGTTTTCCAGCCATGCTATCTCCCGCCGCAGTTCATCGCATCGGCAAAGCGCCTCTTTTCCCATACTTTCAATGCCCCCTATCAGATGAAGCCGTGAATGATTTTCGCCGCTCTGACGCCACTTCCCTTTTGGATAAACTGTGCCAACATCGCCATGCTGTCAGCCGCGTCATCGTGCTTGTGCTTGCTCACGCCGTTTATGGTGAAGGAAAACAAGTTTGTCATGAACTTGCTGTACTGCGAGTTCCTCTTGTCAGGCTCCAAGAAGAACATCTCGCGGATCGCCGGCGCGTTGTCCCATATCCGCTGCTCCTTGCGTTTCGTACCTGGCGTATACTTCGACACAAGCTGAATGCCACGCCCATTGTTGAAGTCCGTTCTCTCCGCAAGCCGCCGCCCGATGTCCTGCTTATATCCTTCGCCACCTTGGTTGGCCTCGAAGAACGCGCTGCTGATGTTATTTCGGACGATGGCCTCTACCACCTCTGGCTGTGTGATGTTCTTCTCGGAGTTGTCGAAGACCACGTCGTGGACGTACACACTGCCATCCTCGTACACGTAGGCGACAGGCATTGACAGGAAGTCAGAGCCACCAAGCGCAACGTCGCAGGCCGCAACTATCTTCAAAGGCTCTTCCTCTGGAAGCACGCCATTGTAGTAGTTCAGGTGTCCCGGAACGAAGAGCGCACCATCACGTTCAATCGGCTCCTGCTGAAATTGCGCGTACCACCCGGCCATGTCTTCGTTGGCCTCGAACTTGGCCCGCTCTGTGCGATAGTACTGAGTCGAAAAACCGACGCCGTAGTCGTAATCGAAATTGCTTTCGTCCGTAATCGGGTCCAGCGCAGGTATCTTCAGCACGTCCCACCTGATGTGCTTCGCCTCTGGTGACTCCTGAAGGAAACGCATACGGTCCATGTACATGTCGTGCAGTGACCATATCGTGCCGTTGTAGATCACCTTGCTGCCAGTCTTCCGCCGCCGCATCAGGTTGTTATCGAACAGCAACTGCTTGCGATGCAGCACCTCAGGGTTCATTACTTCCTCGACACCCTTGATGACGTCATCGACAAGGACCCATCCACGCGCATCGTAAGCTCCGTTCAGGCTCGCTTCGAGTCCCTTTGTACTAATACTTTTGTACTTCTTCTTTCTGCCGAGGTCTAGGGTGTGTGCAACGGCATCCGTATCAACAATCGCGGCATCAGGGAAGACGTCTCTATGCAGGTATGTCGGGTCGAGCATGATTTCTTTTATGCCGTCCAGAAACGCGCTGGCCACGCTTTCAGTATAGGTGACGTACAGGTTTGACAGTTCGGTATTGCGGCAGGCATGCCATGCTAACGCCTCTGTGAGCATCATCGACTTGCCGGTGCGCGCCGGCATGTGAATGAACTGCTCATCCATCTCGTCATTTTCCAGGCGCTGGAGAGCGTTCACTACTTTTATCAGCGTCTTCCTGCGCGGCTCGTAAAAGCGCTCGTCCGCAGGCCTGTTCTTTTCGATGTACAGGCAGTACGAGTCCAGCAAATATGGCGCTTCAAGCAGCAGGCAGTGGTCGTACAACTCCTGAATCTTGTCATCGCGCCCCTGCGCCAGTATCTGCTTCAGCGCCGATTTGACATCCGAGGTCACGCGGAAGACGGCATCGTGGTCGAATGAGCGGTTCGTGCGGATCTCGATGATTGACAGGTCAAAAAGGTCCTGAATGTGCCGTAGAGTCACGCCACGCAACGACATGTCCGCGTATATTTTCTTTGTCAAATCGTTGTAATTCGACATTTTTACCTCAAGGTGCGTGTTTGTTGATGAAGGAGGAATCGACATGGCCAATCACAGGAGGTGGTGCGATGGCAAAGCGCGAAGCGGCTGGTCAGACCGCAGGTCCGTCCGCAGGTTACGGTGGCACACGCACAAGCCATCCGGCCCGACTTACAAACGGTAAACACGGGCGGGGCGTTTGAAGCCCCTTTAATCACAGCCTATCGCCGTACCCGCTCAAAAGGAGGTCATCACATGGTGTCTCAGGGCCATGGAAGACGCGCCGATAGATGGGCTTGCACCATCATGGCGTCTCGTTGTCTGACGGACGTATCACTCGACTCGTTTAGTCGTGTGTGCCATCGTCTATTGCTGTATCGGCATTGTTATGCTCTATGTCAACTGGCGCTTTATCGGCCGAATCATCCGCGTCAACAATCAGATCATCGTGCTGTGCCATGCTCGGCAGCTGAATTGCCAGCGGCGTGTTGTATCGGTCGGCTATCTCCGCAGGAGTACTAGAGGAGTCAATCACCGCAGGTCCGCCAAGACCGGGTGTCGTGCCATCCTCGCGGTAGCCGTACTTCGATTTCGCAAGGAACACGAACAGTATCGGGTTGAACGTACCAGATGCACTCGCCTGAAGCTGTGCCGCCTCTATCACCGTGTAGCACCACTGGATGACCTCGCGCCGCGAAGCAGAGCAGCCATATCCTCTGGCCCATCCTTCAAGCGTGTACTTGCTGATCCCAAGCGCCAGAGCCAGGCTGGCGAGGTCCGGCAGGATGCCTTTCATGCCGCATGCGTCAAAGTAGTCGTTCGCGCGGTCGCGCACTTCTTCGTCAGTGTGAACAGCAGGCTTCTTCTTCGTGCTGTTCAGGATCTGCATTATCTCCGTGTTGTAATCGGCAAGCACGTCACCGACCACCTGCTTGTAATCATTCTTCGCCATCTTGGCCTCCGCCCGGCATTGTCAGACCCAGTTCCGCCATCCGTATGGCATCGATGATTCGCCGCATCCACTCCGACCGATTGACGCCCTCTCGGAACGCTTTGGAGTCCAGCCATTCCACCTGCTCGATGGACATCCAGAGATGAACACGTTTGGCCTGCCCGCTTTCAAGCTCTCGGAACTCGTGCAGCTTGCCACTCATGCCGTGCTTGGCGACGCGCTCAGCGACCGACTTGATGTGCTGGCCTTTCTTCATCCCAGGCTTCTTCGGCTTCCAGTTCGGGTCTTTGGCAAGCATCTCGCGCTTCCGCTTTTGCGCTTTCGACGGTGCGCGATACACCTGCCGCGGAGTGCCACGCGTCGTGAGGTTCGGATCATAGTCAGCGGTCCGTGACTTGACTATCTGCCCGGTGTACTTTTTATACTTGCCATCGGTCGTGCCTGCCATGCCGCTTCCTCCTCCCCTTGAGCGCCAAATGGTTGCTGTATATAAAAAAACCGTCTCGACTATTCCTGTCCAAGTGGGCGAAATAATCAAGGCGGTTAAAGTATTCGTTCGTATACCCTTATTCGGTTTGCATTATGCTATCACAATAATCACGGTAAGTCAACATTCGTGATTATGGTTATTTATATGGCCATGCGGATGGCCAGAAAAATGGCTTTTACTAATACTTATAAAAATCGCACACAAATCGCACACCAATCGCACACGGATGACATTCAAATCGCACACGGGTCGCACGCCAATCGCACGCCAATCGCACCATAATGAAAAGGATATATTATATATATACCTATAAGGTTGTCCTACATGTATACTTTACCATTTCCTTTTTACACGTAAAGAATAAAAGAGCATCTTTCTTTGGTTCTTTCTTTCTGCAATCGTGCAGAAACTCGAATTGCCGACAGAAACTCCAACAGCCAGTGTGGTGTCGCCAGTGGGATTGCCGCCAGAAAGCCACATGATCCACCCTGCCAAATTGCCACGTGGCCACGCTCGCATGGTAGTTCTTTTTGTAGCGCGGTTTTTAGGAGGGGTAACCCGCCATGGCCTGCAGCCGCAAAAAAACACCCTGCCGGGGCGGTCCTGGTCGCCGCTCTGATCTCCCTTTGACGCCTGCCGCGGTCCATCCTGCCGCGCGTGGTGTGGCTGCCGCTGGTCGGTCGGCGGATTCGGCACAACATGTTGTGCTTTCCTGCGGCATGTGTGGCACATTTTGCGCTTTCGTGGCCTGCTGTGGCTTCGGTTTACACCTGTAAAGCGAACTTGTCACCGCGTGCGGTGCGTGGCCTCTGTAGGCCTCTCCCGCCGGCCCTGGTCCGCTTTTCGGGCTGTCCGTTTGCACGTCGTGCGGTGTGGTCCTGCCGCGGTCCTGCTGCAGGTGATCCGGCCCTTTTTGGCAAGTTTCGCGGCCGCGGGTGACCATCCGCCTCTTTTCCGCCGATCCACGTTTGAACGTATGAACATATGAGCAACTGTTCATATGTTCCCGCTTTTTCTGCAGTTCGGCGGCGCGGCTGGTTTCTGCGGCTGGTCACGCTGCTAAAATGCCTCTGCGGCGCGCTGTGCGGCGCTGTGGCGCGTTTTATGTCCGCGCTGGTATAAATACACGTTGACGGCCTCAAACGCGCTCTAATGGCCTCCTGTGCGCTCTGTGCGCGTGTTGGCTCTCATGGGCGGCGATGCAGGCGGGCGCGGTTGGCCTGTCGTGCTGCAGGTGGCCGCGGGTGATCTCCTGCAGGATGCAGGCGGTCCACGTGCTGCAGGTCCTGCAGGATGATGGGCGCGGGGTCCATGGCCGGCGGTGGCGCGTTCTGCGGGCCGTATAGGCCGCGGGCCGTGGCGGCTGTGCTTCCTGTCGCGCGGCATGCGGGGCGGCGTTCTGTGCGCGTTCTGTGGCCGTTGCGGGCGTGCTGTGTGTCGGCGTTGCGGCTGGCATCGTTCCCGCTTCGGATCGGGACGCGGCGCGGGCTGTGGCGGGTCTTGCTGTCGTCCTGGCCGGCGTGGCTGGTCCTGCCGTGGCTGGTGATCTCCTTCGGGCTGCAGGTCCTGCCGGCAGACGGGCGGCCGCGGGTCCTGCTCTCCTGTCGTGCTGTGCGCGTGCTGTGCGGGGTGCTGTGCGCGTGGGGCGCGTTCTCCGACGTTCTGCGGGCTTTTGGCGCGTCGGTGGCGGGATATACTGCCGCGGGGCTTTCCGTCGCTGTGCGGGCTTCCTGTGCGCTGTGCGGGGCATCCTGGCCGCGGCTGTCCTTTTTGCCGGCTGCGATCCTGACCGGCGCGGCATGAAAAAAGAGCCTTCCCGCGTGGGGTCGGCTCTTTGGGTCGGGCTGTCTGTAGTTGGGTGTGCGCTCACTCTTCAAGCGCGGCGCGGGTGGCCTCTTCCGCGGCGGCGCGGCCGCGGGTCCTGACGAT